TCATCGAAGCTTGCCCCCCGTTTGCGCGCTTCCTGATGTGGGATAGGATGTCAGCCAATCCTCACCCGGAATGTTCGGGAACCCCCTGAAGTTCAGGTAGTTGTTGAACCGGTCGCGGCAGGTTGCCGCCCTCTTGTCGCATCCGGTGGTCAGTTGCACCCTGTCACCTGGTTCCGGCATCAAGCCGAAGGGTGTCCAGACCGAAATCTCGCGGCCGTCCGAAAGGCTCCTGTCCAGACGGACCAATGCCACCTGCCCCACGCCCACGCCGTTAAGGACGCGCATCTCGCCGCGAGCGAACCAGCGATCGGCAAATCCCTCCAGGTGGGCGAAGCCGAAACGGAACCCGTCCGCGATCCACAGGATCTCCGCCTCCGTCCGGTAGCCGGGGATGTCCAGATCAAACCGGCAGCGATGATCTCCCAGGCTGGCATCGCAACCCGCCTGAAACACCCGCCCGGCCGTCCGGTTCAGGACATCGGTCAAACCCCGGAGCTCCACCCGGAAACTGCTGCCCGACCGGACAATGTCACCCGTCCGGCCGGCGAACTCGACCATCCGTTCGTCCGGGCGGGCCCAGTTGACCAGCCACACCCGCACCTCCGCTCCGTCATAGCGGCCCGCCAGGATGTCCTGCTCGGTGACAGCATCGCTTGAAAGGACACCAAGTGCCTCGGTGTTGTCGGGCGCCATGCCGGTAACCTGTTCCAGGACCCGCGCAGTCAAGCCCGACCCTGCCGCAAAGCGAATTCCCTCGAACTCCAGGTCCTGGTCATGGTCGGTAAAGCCAAGCACGACACCATCCGGCCGCCGCACCGACCAGGCGCGGCAGACGGTGGTTGTTCCGGTTGCCAGATGTGCGAGAAGCGCTTCCTTCGACCCGGTCATTGCCGAATCTCCAAGACTGGAACACTCGGCACGTCGCCGGCCTGGAACGAAGCCAGGGACACCTGGATGCGGTCCGTGTCGAACCGAACCGGCACATCGAACTCGAATCCCGCCGTCACCCGGGCGCTTCGGGCAGGCGCCTCGACGAAGTTGACGACGCCCGTTGTCGTGTCGACCGTGAAATCCGTGCCCTCGATCAGGGGCAGTCCTGCAACCGCAACCCGAACCGTTCCAGCCACCGGCTTTGTCAGCGGCCGGACATAGGCCTGCTCGCCCGACGCATAGCTCTTCATCAGCGCGAAGCTGACTCTTGCGGCATCGCCAAGCCCCAGAAACTGATCCTCGGCCGATACCGCTCGTGTCGCCGGGCAGGACTTGAAGTCGGACCAGTCCTTCCAGCGAAACCCGTAAAGCTGGCCCTGCCGCGCCTCAAAGAAGGCAATCAAAGCCTCCAGGTCTTCCAGCGACCGCAGGCCAACCCCTGCATCATAGCGCCGGCGCGAATGCGCCCAGGGCGTGTTGCGCTCCTCGTGTCCGCTGGACAGCGTCACGATGTCCGTCCGCCGCTCGGGCCCGCCCTGAGAGCCGAAGCTCAGGTTGGCCGGAAACCGCACCTCATGAAAGCCCATGGTCACTCCTCAGCGGATACGCTGGCCCTGCGCCATCGCGCGGGCCGCCCGTGCCGCGATCTGCGCGCGGCTGCGCTCGAACCCGGCCACGTCGGGGGTCTGGATGTTCATCACCACATTGACCGGCCTCCCACCCCCGGCCGAGCGCACGCCCAGCCGGCCATCCGGCCCGCGCGCCAGCGGCATGATCGCTTCCGGTCCCGCCTCTCCCATCAGACCCGTCCCGCCCCGCATCGGAAAGCTCGTCGGGCTCGTCACCACGCCACCTTGCGCGAAGGGCATCACGCGACCCTGAGCAAAAGGGGCGCCATCGGCGAATGGCAGCAGGTTACTCACGATGTTCGAGATGCCGGAACTCAGAGCGTTTGCGATGCCTTGGTTCAGCGGCTTCAGCGCCGCAGCGTAGGCCGCGTCCAGCATCGAACGGCCCAGAAGCGACAGCGCGTCGGACAGCTTCATGCCGTCCATCACCAGCCCGTCCACCGCCCGCTTCAAACCCGAACTGAAGCCCGAAGTCATCGAGCCCGTCTCCCGACCGGTCGTCGCCATCGAATCCCGCATCCGGACCAGTGCGCCCTCAAAGGCCCCAACCATCGCGACCGACTGGTCCAGCGACGAATCCAGCGCCGCCAGTTCCTCTTCCAGTTTCCCCGTGTCCATCCGTCTCGTCCCTTGCCAGGTCAGGAAAGGCCGCGGCCAGCTCGGCCAGCCGCGCGCGTGTCAGGGGGGCCGATCCGGCCTCGATCCCAAGCATCATCCGCAGTTCCACGGGCGTCAGGCGCCAGAACCGCTCTGGCTCCAGCCGCAGCACCCGAAGCCCCGCCCGCATCAGGCCCGGCCAGTCCAGCCGGCGCGGCGCCTCGTCCCTGCTCATGTTCCAGCCGCGCCGAAGGCGCGCGCCAGCAATGTCGCCGCCACCCGCGCCGCCTCGACCGGCCCGCCGCCGATCTCCACAGCCAGAAGGTCGGCAGCCGTTCCCCGCCAGCCGCCGCCGCGCAGACCGGCGACCACCAACGCCAGCACGTCGCGGCTGGAGAACCGCCCCGCCTCGAAGCGTTCCACAAGATCGACCAGCCCGCCGACCTGCAGCTGCGCCTCCAGCTCGGCCAGCGCGCCCAGCGTCAGCTTGGCCACATGCGGCACGCCATCCAGCAGCACTTCGACCTCGCCCGCGTAAGGGTTCGCCATCAGAGCGCCGTGAAGGTCAGAACGCCGGCAGAGGCGAGCGTCAACTCGTAGGTCGCCTCGCCGTTGTAGCTGCCGGCATATTCGATGCCGGTAATCTGGAACGGCCCCTGCACCACCCCGAAATCCGGGATCACCACCTGGAACTGCGGCACCTCGCCGTCAAAGAAGATCTGTCGCGCCCGCTCGTCCGTCGACGCATCGCGGAACACCCCGGAACCCGAGATCGAGGCCGACTTGACGCCCGCCCCGGCCAGCAGCTCGCGCCAGCCACCGGCGCTTTCCAGGCTCGTCACATCCACCGTCTCGGCGTTGAAGCTGACGCGCGTCGCGCGAAGCCCCGCCACCGTCTCGAACGACCCGTCGCCCGTCAGGTCCACCTTCACCAGAAGATCCCTGCCGCTCTGCACACCCATGCCCGTCTCCTTGCCCGAATTTCAGATTTCGACCCGCAGCCGGAAGGTCAGGTCGATGCGGCGCCGACGCCCGTCGTCGATGCGCCGCGCCACCGCCTTCACGAAGCCCGTCTCAACCACCCGGCCCCGCGCCATCGCCGGCCGACTGTTCGTCACGGCGTCCGACACCGCGACAGCGGCCGCCTTCGCCGCAGCAAAGCCCGCGGCATCGGTGATCACGCTCACCTGCACCCGATGCTCTGCCCCGCCCCCCGATGCGTCCGACCGGTCCAGCACCTCTTCGGGCCCGATCAGCACGAAGGTCCCCGTGCCGCCGCCCTTTGGCACCGCATCCATCACCGGCACACCGGCCAGGGCCGGAACCGCCGTGAGCAAATCGTAAAGGGCAGTCTGCACCGCCGCCGCCGCGCCATAGCTCATGCCGGGACCTCCTCGCGCGCCATGCAAGCCAGGTAGCGCCCGCCCGCATCGCGCTCGCTCACAGCCAGGATGCGGAACAGCCGCGTCCCTTCGCGGAACCGCTGGCCGGGCTTCGGGCGGCGGGCATCGCCCACTGCCGCCGCCCGAACGGTGATCCGCAGCGGCACCTGCGCCGCCCAGACCTCCTCGCCCGCCGCCTCCCGCCCCGCGCCGGGCGTCACCTCGGCCCACAGCACCCCCAGGGAGACCCAGCTTTCCGCCAGCCCCCCCGCGCCATCACCCGACGACTGCGCCTCTTCCAGCACCAGACGGCGCCCCAACCGGATGCTGCTCATCCCGCGCCTCCGCCCAGCACGCGGACAGTGCGCCAACGCGCGATAAGCGCCTGCACTGTCCCCGGCAGCGCCGCAGCCGGATCGCCCACTTCGTGCCGCCGCTCGTAGAACTCGGCCGCCAGCAGCAGCACCGCCTGCGCCAGATCAGGCGGCAGCTCCGTCCAGCCCGCCCCGAAGCCTGCTTCGAACACCACCTCGACGCGGCCCTCCACCGGCACCATCGGCAAGGCACCGCCCTTGCCCGCCAGTTTCGGCCGGTGCGTGTCCCGCACCAGCCGCCACCGCGCGGCATCCACCGTGGTCTCGCCCCCCGCCGCATCCACCAGCGTGACCGATGCGACCGACACCACCGGCGCCAGCGGCAAGGGCTGTTCGGCCCCCCGCCAGTCCTCCAGCTCCAGCCGGAAGGCCCGCGCGATCAGCGCCTTGCCGATCCGCCCCTCGATCGCCGCCATGGCGGCCCGAAGATGCCCCTCCAAGAGCCCGTCCTGCAGATCGGCCCCGGCAAAGCCCGACCCCAGCCGCAGGTGCTCCCGCAGCGCCGCCACCGGCAGCGCCGCAACCGGCACCTGGCTTACTTCCACCAGCATCATCGCCAAACTCCTTCCGCCCCATTCCGCAGGCCGTGGACGCGCGCCCCGCACCGCTCGGTCAGAGGGGGCTGGACAGCACGGTTTCCCGGCGCGCGCCCACCGCCGCGACAGGCCATGCCCGCCGCGGCGTCAGGAACGCCCGTCAGGACAGGGCGAACTTCAGAAGCTTGATCGCCGCATAGTCGGTGACATCGCCGCCGACGCGCTTGGTCGCGTAGAACAGCACATGCGGCTTGGCCGAGAACGGGTCGCGCAGCACGCGCAGATCCGGGCGTTCGGCGATGGTATAGCCCGACTTGAAGTCGCCGAAGGCGATGGCATAGGCGTTGGCCGCGATGTCGGGCATGTCCTCGCAGATCAGCACCGGATAGCCCATCAGCCGCGCCGGCTCCGCCGCCGCGAGGCCATCCGACCACATGAAGCGCCCGTCGGCGTCCTTCATCTTCCGCACCGCGCCGGCGGTCTTGGAATTCATCACGAAGGTCGCATTGGCCCGGTAATCCGCCGCCAGCGCATAGACCAGGTTGACGATGCAATCCGCCGCGTTGGTCGTGGGGAAGTCCGACGCCGCGCCCGAGGCGACATAGCCAAGGCTGCCCCAGGTCCAGCTCGCATTGGCGACCTTCGCGGGCAGAAGAAAGCCCTTGGGCTTGTCCACGCCGTCGCCGCTGACGAAGGCCGTGGCGATCTTGCCAGCCAGCCAGCCCTCCACGTCAAAGGCGCTGTCATCCAGCAGACGCTGGCTCGCCTTCGGCATCGCCGACAACTCGTGCAGCTTGATCGAGATGCGCTCGATGGTCGGCGTGGCGCTTTCCGTCACCGAGGACGCCTCGGTGATCCAGCCCGAGCCCACCTCGCTGCGGTCGATCAGCACATCGAAGCTTGACGAGTCGACATGCGCCACCGAGGCAATCGACCGGATCGACGACGTCGAAACCAGCATCGAGCGGATCGTATCCGCGGTCTGCGGGTCGATCAAATAGCCGCCATCCGCCGCCACGGCGGTGGACATGGCCTTGCCCTCCAGTGCCAGGCCACGCAACCCGTCGTCATCGCCCGACCGCAGATAGGCCGCAAAGGCCTTGCGGTGCGGCACCTCGACCTCGGCCGCCATCGAAAGCGCGGGGCGGGCATGGGTCATCGTCTTGCGGTCCAGCATCGTCATCCGTTCGTCCTGTTGTTTGAACGCCTGTTGCACATCGCCCTGAAAGCTTTTGAATTCCCTCAGGAAACCTTCCATCGCGGCCAAAGCCGCGCCTTCCTCCGGGGACAAACCTTCCCCGGTCCGAGACTTGATCCCGGTCATCCGCCACCTGCCTTTCCGATCAAATCAGCGCGCCGCCAGCTCGGCCCGCGCCGTCTCCAGCACCTCGGCCAGCCGCTGCCAGCCCAGTCCCGTCCCCTCGCCCTTGGCCTGCACCCGCGCCTCGGGCAGCATCGGGAAGGTGACCAACGACACCTCCCACAGCTCCACCTCGGCCAACTGACGCACCCCCTTGGCGTCGCGCTCGGACCTCATGGTGCGATAGCCGATCGACAGCCCGTCGATGGCCCCCGCCGCCAGCAGGGCCGCCGCCTCGCGGCCCCGTTCCACCTCGGTCAGGATGCGCCCCTTGACCCAGAGGCCCCGTTCATCCTCGCGCACTTCGTCCCACACGCCGATGGGCGCCGCCGGATCATGCTGCCACAGCATCTTCACCCGCCGCCCCGCCGCGCCCAGGGCCTTCAGCGAGGCACCATAGGCCCCCGGCAGCACCACGTCGCCGCCCTGGTCCTTCCGCCCGAACAGCGAGGCATAGCCCTCCACCACCCGGCCTTCCGTCACCACCAGCCCCGCCTCGGGGCGGTGGTACTTCCGCTCCGGGGCGCCATATGCCCAGTCCATCTGTCACCTCGTCGCCGCGTGAATGATCGCCTCGGCCCCCTGCGCCAGCAGGAAGGCCGCCACCCCGTAAACCCCCAGCCAGATGCGCTTTTCCAGCCGCTCCAGCGCCCCGTCGATCTGCGCCAGGCGGAACTCCAGCGCCGTCCAGCGTTCTTCCATCACGCGCTCATGCGCGTCGATCCGGGCCGAGGCCGCATCGAAACTGTCGTACAGGAACCGGGACCCGCTCATGCGCTCCCCGCCAGCCGCGGCAGGCCCAGAAGTACCCGCTTCTCCTCGTCGGTCAGGAAGGCCGCGCCCGCCACCCGCGCCCAAAGCTGGTCGCGCTCCACCGCCAGCGCCGGCACCTGATCCAGGTCCACCTTCACCTCCACCGCCTCGCCGGTCTGGCCCGACAGCCAGAAGGACAGGTCCGCCAGCACCTTCTGCGCCAGCGGCAGCACCGTCAGCCGGTAGAAGGCGCGGTTGGCTTCCTGGTAATTCGCGTAGGTGGCATCCCCCGGAATGCCCAGCAGCATCGGCGGCACGCCAAATGCCACCGCGATCTCGCGCGCCGCCGCGAGCTTCGTCTCGTGAAACTCCATGTCACTGGGCGAAAACCCCATGGGCTTCCAGTCCAGCCCGCCTTCCAGCAGCATCGGCCGCCCCGCATTCCGCGCGCCCTGATGATGGCTTTCCATCTCGCTGAGCAGCCGGTCATACTGATCGGGGCTCAAGGACCCCTGCCCGTCCTGCCCGCGATAGACGATCGCCCCCGAAGGCCGCGCCGCATTGTCCAGCAAAGCCTTCGACCAGCTGGATGCGGCGTTGTGCACATCCACCGCCACCGCTGCCGCCTGCAGGGGCGACAGGCCGTAATGGTCGTCCTGCGGATGAAAGCTCTTCAGATGGCAGATCGGCTGCACCTCGCCCGTCATGTCGAAGCGATGCGCCCGTCCGCCCACCGAATACTCATAGGCCACCGGCCAGCCATCCGGCCCCGGCACCAGCGCCATCCGGTCGGGCCGCAGCACATGCAACTCGCCCGGCAGCGCCGCCCCGCCCGGCACGGCCTCGACATAGGCATTGCCGGCCAGCAGCAGGAAGCCATAGATCGCCTCGAACAGCTCCGCCCGCCCCTGCGCCGGATTGGGCCGCGACATCAGCGCGCCAAGCGGATGCAGGTCATAACGCCGGTCGGCATCCTGCACCACCAGCGGCAGGGCCGCCGCTGCTTCGGCCACCATCTTAACCGCGCGGAATCCGACCGGGTTGCCCTGGAACCCCGCCCGCGTCAGCGACAAGGTATCGCGAGGCGACCAGGCCACCCGGCCCGATGTCGCAAAAGCCACCACCCGCCCGGTGGCCGAGGCCTTCACCTCTTTCGCCCCGGCGAAGGCCGGGGCCTCGGTGCCACCAGAACCCCCACCGCCACGCCTCAGAAAATCGAACACCATCCCGCATCACTCCTTGCCCGCCTGGCAAATCAAGCCGGCGCCCGATCCACCGCATTTGACTCAAATGCGTTTCTTCTTTGGAGAAATCCTCTTGGGGGGCGCGGGGGGGGGTGAAACCCCCCGCTTCCACGCCCCGCCAGCTACCCCAGCGTCCGCACCCGTGGCGCGCCCCGCAGCCGCTGCGCCGGCTCCACGATCAGCTCGGTCAGCGCCCAGACCAGCGCATCCACCCGGTCGGGCGAGCCGCGCCCGGCAAATCCCGTCACCGCCATCTGCCGCATCTGGTCCTCCAGCCGCCCCAGCCCCGGCAGATGCGCGACGCGCCCCTGCTCGTACAGCGCCGCCACCGGCTCGGCCCGCACCACCTTGCCCCGGCTCGCGTGGACACAACGCAAGGGCACCGTCGCATCCAGCGACCGGATCACGCTCGCCACCAGATCGCCGCCCTGGTTCACCTCGGCCACCAGCCGGTCCGCGCCATGGCGGTCCATCGCCGCCAGCGCCGCCCGCGCCCAGCCCTCGGGGCTCGCGCCCTGAACGCTCGCATCCTCCAGAACCACCGCCCGCCAGTCCTGCGGCGGGCCGTCGGTGACCGCCCCAACCACCACGATACCACATTCGTCGGACGATCCCGTCCCGCTCACCGGCGGGTCCACCGCGACGACAACCCGCGACAGCCGCCCCGCCTCGGCCACCCGTGCCCGGTCCAGCGTCCCGGCCGTCCACAGCGCGCCCTCGACCTCCTCGGTCAGCACGCCGTCCAGCTCGCGCCGGCCGATGGTGGACCCGCCATAGCGCGCCTTCACCTCTTCCAGGAAGCTCGCCGCCAGATGCGCCTTGTTCGCCTCGGTCGGGGCATGGGTCACGACCGAAGACGGGTTCCGCAAGATCGCCTTCAGCACTCCCACATTGCGCGGCGTCGTCGTCACCACCGCCCGCGGGCTCTCCCCCAGCCGCAGCGCGAACTGCAGCTGGTCCCAGGTGTCCTCGGCCTTGGGCCATTTCGCCAGCTCATCCGCCCAGGCCGCATCGAACTGCGGCCCCCGCAGCGCCTCGGGATCATGCGCCGAATAAAGCCGCGCCTCGGCCCCGTTCGGCCAGACCAGCCGCTTGCGCGTGGCCTGCCATTCGGGCCGCCGGTCGGGGGGCGAACAGGCAAGAATCCCGCTCTCGCCCATCACCATCACCTCGCGCGCCTGCTCGATGGTCTCGGCCAACAGCGCCACCTTCCGCGCCTTGCCGGGGTCCGAGGGGGTGGCGCCTTCCACCTGCGCCCGCACCCACTCGGCCCCGGCCCGCGTCTTGCCGGCACCGCGCCCCCCCATGATGACCCAGGTGGACCACACCCCGTCGGGAGGCAGCTGATGCGGCAGCGCCCAGAACTCGAAGATCCAGGGCAGCGACAACAGGGCGTTGTCGCTCAACCCCCCAAGGAACTCCTCGACCTCATCCGGCGTCGCGGAGGCGAGCCAGCCGGCGCCCGATCTCAT